AAAGCTTTCTTGTCGCGTCTGATAGCTGCGGCGAGAGGAAGAGTAAACTTGCGCAACCATTCTTCGTCGGACAACGGAACAATTGGATTCTTGGGTCCGTAAAGTGAATGGGTGAATTCGTCGTGGTGAAGAGCAGCGTAATCATCAAGCTGCTGAACACGATCGACACGTCCGGTTTGCAAGTGAATTGGTTGCGGTTTGAGTTGGCGAGTGATAATAGCGGCCGCTCCAGTGAGAGCACTGGAAGTGGATACCACGGGAATACTGACGGAACAAACAATGCCGCCAACGACTTCGGGAAGAGGTTGGTTGCGCTTCTGGTGCTCGTCGCCGGGAGTAAACTCGGCAGTAATATCAATCTCGCGAGCCAGGAGTTCGTCGATTGTGTAGGTCGGGTCGGTTGCTGGTAACACTACACGGGCAGGAAGCGACAAGCTTCGGTCGGCGAGAGGCTTGGAGCTACGGTCTTGACAGTACTGGGCGAAGGGCATAGGATTGCGTTTGGCGTAGCGGTCTAGCAATTTGACTGCGGCGCCAAGCGCTATGCCACTAGCGGCGAGCTTGGAGGCGGCTGGGAGCAGGTAAGGGGCAACAAAGCACACACCGGCGATACCGGCGATAGATGCGGCTGTTGCGGCCACGATGGCGGCCTTCCTCCACGCGAAGACTGCCTTGAACTCGAATTGGAGGGCGGCTGTGTGCACCTCAGCCAAACGTTTTTGGGGTTTCATCACTGAGTACAACACGGCAGTCTCGAGCGGCATGTACATGACGAAGCCGAGAACGCCGCATATGGGAATGGCGGCGCCCATAAGATCGGCGGGAAAATTGTATTTCTTGGAGGAACTACGTGCGTACGCGAGCGTGTTTTGAAGAGAGTCAGGGTTACGCTTGCGGCAGGAGCAGTAGTTGGCGATATCTTGAACAAAGGTTTTTGGAACGATATACGAACTGGTGCCTCCGGGCTTGGAAAACAGGATGAACGGCCCCCAACTGTGGATGGAAACGGTTTCAAGATCGACAATGGAACCAGGCACGCAGACTTTAGCCTTCTCGTTGATTGCTGAGCTCAAATTAGCGTCGCCATAAAAAGTGGGATCAGCGAGAGCGGCTTCAAAATCGGCAGTAGCACTGCGTCGTCCGGGAAGATGACCGGGCCAAACACGGAACATAGTAATGTTCTGGTATTCATGGACGGTGAGAGGCGTCCAGCCGAGTGTGCATGGCTTGCCTTCGACTTCGAAATGGAAGACGTTCTCACGCATCCAGTGGAGGTTGGAATGTTCGTAAGGGGTACCGTTACCGAGGACCGACATGGACACAGTATGACGGTCTTTCATAACATAGGTGGCTTCTCCACAGGCGAGACTGCCAAAGGCGTCTTTGAAGACGTGATGGGTAGCGATCAGAAAATTTTTCTTGGACCGCAAGCACAGCTGGGCAATTTGTAGTGGAGAGAAGTAGTAAATGCTGTCGACCGACAAATAAACGTCGGGTTCGCGGCAGTGACATTCTTGAACCGTGTGGTGGCACATGTTGACGACTTTGTCGTTAACCATGGCCCGGAAGATGTCGGGGCCGTCGAGAACTGGACAACAGCTCCAAACATTTGTGCGTGAATTTTTCTGGTGGCGTTTCGGGTTGCCACCAACGTCTACGACGGACGTGTCAGCGCCGAATTGGTTGAGAACAAAACTGAGAGCGGTCTTTTCGTCGCGGGCACGTTGGTCGTTGAGAAGAGGGTGCTCATGTTTGTCAGCCATGTGAGTAGTGATCAAATTGAGATGGGGATTGACCCGGCGAAATTCTCGAATTTTCTCGTTAGTGAGATAATAATCAAATACATGGACTTTCTGGCGCTGGTGCAAAATGTTTGAGTTCATGGAGTTCTTCACGCGCTCGGCCACGTGGGGAAGAAGCACGTGGCTGGCGTCAACGCCATGGTTGACGCACGCGGTGAAGAACTGGCGGTCGAGAGGGTTTATGTTGGTATGTTTGAAAACATTCTCGAGGTCGCGGTTGACAACGACTTGAACAGGAGCGACATTATCTTCGTGGGAAGAAGCGGACGCAGTAGTCGGGTCGGTGATGTTGGAGATTGCGGCTGAGGGGCCAGCAGAGATGTGTCCTGCTGGTGACGATTTTTTTTTGGTTCGTCTCTTTTCAGAGATCGGGCTATTGGAAGGCTTGGTAGGTTGAAGATGGCGGCGGCGAGCCGCACGATTGGAGG